CGTATTCCGATACCGAAATGTCAGTAAAGCTCGAAGCTATCTGAATTATCTTATCAATGTTTTCTAAACTCGAAGTTCGAATGTTTTCGTATTCAATAAACTCCTTAATAGTTAAATTGTTTACATTAGTTGGAATCATATATATATAACGTTTAAAATTTTACTTTTGTTTTCCAAACCATTGGTTAGGATTTAAATTAATTATTCAAATCAGTTGGTTACAAATTGTAGTTGTTTGTCATATTATATCCGTACATTTGCCTTTGTTTAGTCAAAGCATAACTTTACTCCAACTACTCAAAGTCCATCCAGTCTGATAAGCTACTTAACTTATTCATTGCCAAATATCTAATAGCATCAATAGCATGGTTATTGTCATCAACTGGATTCTGCATTTTATTACCATCCCTATCAACATCCCAACAATAGTTTCTTAACTCCTTAATTAAGTTAGTGCTATTCTCAGTTACTTTAAAGTGTATCTCTTGCAATAAAGATATTGAAGCACGTATACTATCCGGTCCTTTCTTAGCTGGACTAACCGAGAAACCTCTACGCCTTAAATCTTCTATTGACTTAGGTTCGGCACTATCAGCTATTATATCAGAATATTCCGATACTCCGAGTTTAATTAGTTTGTCAATAATATCTGAGTTAGTTAGTTTAGTTTGATATATCAATTCATCGAAGTAATATTGTTGCCCTGACTTGTAACAAGCTACTAATGCAGTAGGATCATTCGAATATCCCCAATCTAAAGAATAAGCAATCAATTCAGCATCTTTAGGTATGGAAGGAGCAATGGACCAATTTTCAAAGACCGTACCTTGTAACGTACCGATTTCGCCAAGACCATAAACACGATACCAATTCTCCCAATGTTTACTTGTTTTAGCTTTCTCTTTAGCTTTTAATATAAAGTTCAATGCACTTTCAGGACATGCTTCGTTATCTAAATAATTGATAGTTAAAAAGTCCACATCATGATCACCCTTTAATTCTTTGTGAAACCAAAACTCGTTAACAGGATTCCAGTCTAAATAAATACCCTTCTTTGTTCGAGCTGCTAATTCAGTATAACTATGCAAGGTCATATTATTGCACTCATTCATATACAAGTAATCACGTCTTGCACCTCTTAGTTTTGAATCACTATCAGCACTAAAGAACTCAATAACCGATTGATTAGCAAACGTATATTTAAAGTCAGTTCCATTCCACCTATCATCTTGCCAGCGTTTAGTTTCTACCATTATTTTTTTAAAGTCTTTGATTGCACCCCTCTTTAAATGTGGAATAGATTCAGCAACAACACTTGTTTCGGTTAGTGGATATTCAGCAGCATCATCAATTAAGATAGGCAGAATCCCAAATGTTTTACCAGCACTTGTACCTCCTTGAATGCCTTTGACAAATTTAGTTAATTCAAGAATCTTATCTATAGCAGTTGTTCTTAGAAACATAACTATTTTTAATTAGTCATTATTGTTTGTAGAAACATCTAATTTTGGGATTCGTCTATCAGGGAATAATGGTTGTTCAGTGAATACTGTTTGAGTAATTTTTTCACTTAATCCTAATTGTTTAGCAATTAAACTTTCTTTATATATTCCAACTGCTGCTCTGCTAAAGTTATGTTTGTAAATATAGTCCTTTATGCGTGTAACGATAACGTAATAATCATCATAACTATTAGATCTATTCTCAATATAATTAGATAATGTAACACTATCTTTGCCTTTGATTTCAAAGTAGTTAGAGCCGAAATATTTGAAGCCTTCCATTGTTGGAGGTTCTTGGGTGTGAATTATTACTGTTCCTAATTTAACGTGGGGTACTTCCATTTTTAATACTTCTAAAGAGTTTAGATATTCTTGAAACATATTCCATAACTCCTCAGGTGTTTCTATTATTTTTGTACCGAATGGTCTTGCCATATATAGTTTAGTCCGATAAGAGTTTATCCTTGTCCTTTATAAGTTTTAGTTTTCCTATCTCGTTTACAAATTGATTTCTTTGCCTTACCGACCTTTCGTTTACCGAATGTTTTTTTGATTGTTAGTTCTTTAGTCTTTGCCATTCCAAAAGTTTATTTGTTCGTATTCGTCTTGCATTAATTAAGTATTATATAGAATGTTCCGATAAGTGAACTTGTATAGCAGTCAAATGTTGGAACTAAAGTTGTGTAAGTAATATAATTATATCTCATTTTTTTTCTTTTTAACTTCTTCTTTTGTTAGTCCGACGGCCCAACGTAACATATCTAATAAACATTCTTTACAATTCGATAGTCCGATAGCTTGTTGTGGGAATTCTTCGTTATAAACTTCAATTACAGGTTGTAATACATCCATTGAGTTTTGAAGATGCTCGTTGTTAGCTACCCACATTCTAAATAGTTCAACGTTTTCTTTAATGTGATTTAAGTTTTCTGCTTTCATTTTAATTGGTTTTTAAGTTTAATTCTCGCATTCTCGTAAGCTTTCTTTAAGCTGCTACGATTTATTTTAGTTCGTTGCTCCATCCTGTATAATGGTTCGATTTGAGCCATTACAAATACTTCTATATCGTGATCCTGGTTTAACAGTCCATCAAATATACAATTTTTTATTCGTTCAATATTAATTTCATCAATAGGTAATAGTTCCATTGGTTCTTCAGCAAAGTCCCGTATTTCGTAATTAGACATTTCGTGAAGGCTTGATGTATTCCCGTCAATATGCTGGAGTGTTCGTGTGCGGTTTCTGAATAAGTCCCTTAACCGATATAGTCCGAGAATATAAAGTTTACCATCTTTATTATATTTATCTATACATTCAGGTTTCTCAGCTAATAATTTAAAGTAAAGTTCGTGTAACATATCTTCTGCTAAGTACCTACCATTGTAATACTTTTTACATATTCTTTTGTAGTAAGAATAATAGTCCGCGAAGTGTTTATCGATTGTTGTTTTGATTGACAAATGTAATATAACTAATTTTATTTTGCAACTATCAATATTATTTTGTATTTTTGCAATATGAATAATCTTTTATCAGTTAGCGAGTTCGCAACCTTACATTCAGTAAGCCACCAAGCCATTTACTATAAAATTAAAACTAATCAAATTAAATATATAATGATTGGTAAAACAAAATTTATAGAGAAAACATCAAAATATAAACGCAGAGCTAAAAATAATTGCTTTGATAATCAAATAGTTAGAAATAAAAGTAAAAATAAACATTAAATTATTTTGCAGATATTAAAAATAAGTTTATATTTGTATCATATTAATAATTTAAAACAAAAAGAAATCATGAAAAAATTTAAAATTGACTTCCTGGATTGCGATAAATGTATTGCTTTCACAAAACTAACCAAGTGGGAAACCATTGAAGACTGCAGACTTTATGCATACGTTGTAATGATGAACAATGTTAAAACTATTCAAACCTTTAATATATCTGCTGTATGAATATAGATATTAGAGCATCAAACGTTGTTTATATAACAATCGGAGAATACACCTATTATATAGATGATAGTACTGGAGAACAAATAATTGAAGTTTACCCAACTCACGACTTTTAACCCCTAAAAAAAACAAATCATGAAAATCGAAATCAAATCCACCAAAGAATTTATTGAGGTTGTAGACATCCAACTTCCTAAATTTAGAAAATCTTTAGTTTTTTATTACAAAATCTTTAGCGAAGATAAATGTATAATGTTAGAAACTGGAACAACCCCCTCAATTAGTGTATGCCCTATTTCTCGAGCTTATTATTCCGATACGATACAAGATTGCTCAGAAGCTGATTACATGGCTGTTTATCACGATACTTTAAAAACCATTTTAGACGAGAAACATGAACTATAATAACGAACATTACTTATGCATCAAGCGTGCATTGTTAAAAGTTAATATCGATATTAATGATGTTCCTGAAGTTCGTGAAATTATCCTTCATGCTTTAGAACTTACTTATATGGATGGTAAAATTGAAACTTTAAGAAACGAAATTAAACTTTTAAAACATGGATAATCAAGTATGGTGCATGGCCCGATATTGTCATGCTATTAATTGGTGGAATAATAAAGGCCACTTTAACAAAGAACTTTATGAACGTTTCTTAGCCATCCGATATGCCGACTGAAATCTTTATTAGCAAATCAATGATGTATATCGAATTAGACATAGACCAACTTAACCGACTACAAATGTTTAATAATCGCCTTAAATCACATATTGATGACCTACCAAGAAATTCTACAGGCAAACGTGCAAGGTACTTTGAACAAGTAAAAGTAATGGAACTATTTATTCAAGAAAACTTAAAAAAATTTATATGAAAAAAGAAATAGCAGAATCCTACGAAAAAATATTTAAACTAGAAAGTTTGATATTAGAACAAGCAGCTCAAGGGCAAATAACTTGCGGACTTGAAATGCAAATGAAAATCGAAACAAGTAATTATTTACGTTTAACCCATTCAATTTTAAGATATGATGTACGACTTAGACCCTGAAGACTATACTAGTGGAAGCTACAATCAATGCTGGCTTACCGAACACTGGTACCCAAACGAGTTATTAGTTTTAGATATTAATTACCCGGAACATCGTTACATATTTAAAGATGAAGCAATTCGATATGTTGAGCTTATATCTAAAGAAAATGACTTTACAGATGAGGAGAAACTAAATTACTTGTTAGACATTTTAGAACAAAAAATATAAACCAATAAAAACAAAAAACATGTATAAAGTATTATTAGAATTCAATGAAGAGCAACAACAGTTACATTATAATTCTATAAAGAATAATGTGCCGGAAACAAAAGAAAATGAAAATGGTTGGAAAACTTTAAATGTTTGTGAGAATATGCATTACGCTCAACTATTTGCAGATTTTTTACACGTGCAATATCTTGAAAACCGCAAAGCATCATTTATTGAATTAAAAAAAACAGTAGATAACTTAAATAAATTTTTATCAGTAATTTATCAAATACATAATATAAACCAATAAACCCAAATAAATCATGAGCAAAATTATCGCAGCATCAATCGACTTAACTAAACTAGATAAGTCAAGAATTAAACCAGGTAAGAATGGAGCAGAATACTATGACATTAGTATTATCCTAAACGACCAACCTAACCAATATGGACAAGATGCATCCATAACTACAGGTCAAACCAAAGAAGAAAGAGCAGCCAAAGTTAAGGCAAGCTACATTGGAAACGGAAAAACCGTTTACGATTCAAACAATTCACCATTCTAAAACCCCAAAAAGAAATCATGAAAACCCCAAATCTCAATTCAAAGTTATTACAATTTCAAAGCAAAGTAAATGCTATTAAGAAGGATGGTAAGAATCCACACTTTAAAAGCTCATATACTACTTTAAACGACATCTTAGCAGAAGTTAAGCCATTGCTATCAGAACTTGGTTTAATCATTCTACAGCCAATTAATCATGATCTAGTTACAACTGTTATTACTTGTGCCGAAACAGGTGAGTCCGTTAGCAGTTCGATAAGTATGCCTAGCGGTTTAAATCCACAACAACTTGGTTCTGCAGTTACTTACTTTAGAAGATATAATATTAGTTCGTTACTAGCTTTAGAATCAACTGATGATGATGGGAACGATGCAAGCGTAAAACCTAAGCAAGAAAGTAAACCAATGTTAACTCCCGAAACTTTAAAGAAAATGATTACTGCCATACAGGAAGGTAAGTCCGATAAAGTAAAGGAAGCAATGGAGAACTATACAATTAGCGGTCCTCAGTCTAACGTTCTTAAACTTGCTTTAATAAATGTTTAACGATTTAAAATTCAGAGCATCGGCTATTGGTCAAATCATGACTAATGGCCGAGCCAAAAACGAAATGGGTGAGACCTGTAAATCGTATTTAAAGAATTTGTTTATCGAAAAAACTTATGGCATCCGAAAGGAATTTACTAATAAATATGTTGAGAAAGGATTAGAAGTTGAGGACATCGCTATTAGTACCTATTCAGTTTTTAAAGGTGGCTTTTACACAAAGAATGAGCAATGGTATACAAATGAGTTTTTAAGCGGAACTCCCGACATCGTATCCGATAACGTAATTGACATAAAGAGTAGTTGGGACATTTATACGTTTCCACATTTTGACACCGAGATCCCGACTAAAGGTTACTTTTATCAGCTCCAGGCGTACATGGAATTAACAGGATTAGAAGATGCTTGTTTAGCTTACGTTTTAATTGACACCCCTACCCAATTAGTAGAAGATGAAAAAAGAAGGTTAAGTTGGAAGATGGGAATGATTGATAGTGAAAATCCTGAATACTTATTAGCAGTTGAGGAAATTGAACGTAATCACAGTTACAATAATATTCCGATAGCAAAACGTATAAAGGAATTTCACATTAAAAAAGATAACCAAGTAATCGAATCTATGTATGCGAGAATAAAAGAATGTAGAACTTATCTTAATAGTTTGTAATATGAAAATTAAACTCAAACAGTGTAAGCAATGCGGAGAAATGTTTAAACCATTCAATACCTTGCAACCTGTTTGTTCGGCTATTTGTGCCTTAGAATTTAATTCTAAAAAGGAAGTAGATAAAAGATTTAAAGTGATGAAATCAGATAGCCGAAGTTTAATCCAGTTGCGAAATTTAGCACGTGTAAGTTTTCAGATATATATTAGACAAAGAGACAAAGACCTACCATGTATTAGCTGTAATAAGTCCGATGCTAAGTGGGATGCTGGTCACTATTTGAAAGCTGAAATTTATACTAAACTAATATTTAACGAAGATAACGTACATAAACAATGCAGTTATTGTAACCTACAATTGGCTGGTAATCTTATCGAATATCGCAAAGGATTAGTAAAGAAAATAGGAATAAATAAAGTACAGGAACTTGAGGATATGGCTGATTCGTCACGATCTTATAAATTTACCAAAGATGAATTAATTACCTTAGCAAAAAATTATAAACTAAAAATAAAAAAATAATGAAAAATGCATTTGTAAGTAATTTAATTAAATCCTATCTGACTAAGTTCCCGAAGGTCCCATCTTTAACTTTGGCTAAAAAAATCTATGCAGAAAACAATAAACAGTTTGCAGATATTGATGTTGTTAGAAGTTCGATAAGATATTACCGAGGTAAAAAAGGCGAAGCAGCAAAAAAAAATTTAGCAACCTTTGAGTTCTTAGATCAAAACATTGAGTTTGTAATGCCTGAATCTTATGCTGAAACTTTCGAACCATACGAAATTAGTCAGTCAAGAACCTTAATTATATCGGACTTACATATACCTTACCAGGATAACGATTCAATACAAAAAGCAATAAATTATGGTAAAGAAAAAAAAGTAAATTGTATTTTAATCAATGGTGATGTTTTAGACTTTGCTGGTATTAGTAGACATGAGAAAGATTGGAGACAAAGACAGGTCCATCAAGAGTTTGAAGCTGCACGTATATTTTTGAGTTCGCTACGTGAACACTTCCCAAAAGCTAAGATAGTTTTCAAGTTAGGCAATCACGATGAACGCTGGGAAAAATGGTTATTTTTAAAAGCACCCGAAATATTTGATGATCCTGAGTTTAAATTAGAAAGTAGATTAAAATTAGGTGAGTTAAAAATTGATATTGTAAAAGAAAAAAGACCTATTCGTATTGGTAAACTAACTGTATTACATGGACATGAATTATTTGGTGGAAGTGGTGGAGTTAATCCAGCTCGAGGAACGTTTTTAAAAACTTTAGAGAATGTAGTAGTAGGTCATTATCATAAAACAAGTTCTAATACTGAAGCTTCAATGTATGGAGATGTTTTTAGTGTTCACTCCGTTGGTTGTTTGTGTGGTAAAACTCCTTACTATATGCCAATAAATAAATGGAACACTGGCTTCGCATATTGCGAATTAGATATTAAAACAGGTAATTATACTTTTTACAATTTAAAAATTATTAACGGAAAAATATACTAAAACCTAATTTTAACACAACTTTAAAACCTAATTTAAACACATTATTAAATATGACACCAAGAGAAAAAGCATCTGAGTTAGTTGATAAGTTTTCAAATAAATGTCTATTGACAACAGATGGAGGTAAGGTTGCGGCCTTAATAGCGGTTAATGAAATTATAGACGCTTATGCTTATTTAGAAGTTGAAATATTGCATACACAATTTGGAGAAATACTTAATAAAATAAATGGAGAAATAAGAATAAAATATACAGAATTTTGTATGTATTGGGAACAAGTAAAAAAAGAAATAGACAAACTATAAAAAAGACTAATGGATATTACTAAATGCAAAGGTGCCGGTTGTCCGATAAAAGAAAGTTGCAAAAGATATACAGCCAAGGAATCTTTAATGCAATCGTATTTTGTAGAGCCACCTTTTAAGTATAATAAATGTGATATGTACTGGGGTGAAAATGCTGAATCTATATTTAATCAATTAAAAAAAATAACAAATAAAAAAAACTAACTATGACTGGATTAAGACACGCACTTAAAGAATATTTCATGGTTCATCAGATAGCTGGTAGCAACCCGATATTAGCATTCGATAACTTAAAACAACAATACGTTGTATTTTGGTACTTCAAAAAAAATACTATAATTAATCTTGGTTATGAAATAATTTTATAGTATATTTGCAATAGTTATGGTTTGTGCGAACCTTTTAATAACTACTTATTTAGCCTATTGCTGGCGGAGCGCACACTCCAAAAGCATTAGGCTTTTTTAATTTAATTATGGCTAAACTAGGTTATACATGGTACCCAAAGGATTGGGGCAATTCAGATAGTGTTTTTGAATTATCTTTATGCGAACGTGGATTATATAGAGAATTTATTGATTTCGCAATGTTAAATGATAATAAAACTGAGCTAAAAAAAGATGTTTGGGTTCGTAAATTTTCAGTTTCGATGAATGAATTAAATTTGATTTTAGATAAATTATTACAATTAAATCTTATTGAAATTAACGAAAATATATTATTTATTCCTAGCTGCGAAAACAGATTGAATTTATCTCGTGGAGGTAAGAAAGGCAAGCCAACCAGGGAAAGTATTAATAACTTAAATAATCAAAATAAACAAGGTACCTCGGAACCTATCTCGGAACCTACCTCGGAACAAAGAGAAAGAGAAAGAGAAAGAGAAATAGAAAGAGAAATAGAAAGAGAAATAGAAAGAGAAAGGCAAAATAATGGAATTATAAATTCAATAGAAAATTATTTTAAAGAATTACCAACCTCAACTAATTTTGAATTAATTGCTATTGCTTTAAATATTCCAAAAGATAAATTAACTTTAAAAATTGCAGACTTTAAAAAAACTTCTAAAATTGATTATCTTAACTTTAACGAATTTTGCAACCACTTTAAGAACTGGGCTAATAAAAATAATTCTAATAACCTAAAACTAAAAACAAGCTTCAAATGATTCCAGCAAATACAAAATTAGAAGGTCAATTCCTCGGAGGATTATTAATTAATTCAAGTGAATTTAAATATATTCAGGAACTATTTCACGAGGAATTATTTTACGATGAAAAAAACCAATTAATTGCAAAAGCTATTTTAAGCTTAAATAACGCATCTAAAAATATCGACCTTATAAATGTATCAAACGAGTTAGAAAGTACGCTTAAAATCAATCCTATTAGCTTTTACGACCTATCCTTGCTTACTAATGATGCTATACTAAACAGGTTCGATGAGAAAATACTAATTCTTAGCGAGTTTTACATTAAAAGAAAAATGATGTATAAGCTTTCAGAACTCCTAGAAAAAACCCAAGAATCAACATCAGATGTTTTTGAACTTTTAGCCGATAACGAAAAAAATACAAATGAGATATTTAACAAAATTTCTATTAGCAAAACTTTTACAGCTTTAGATTGTGCAATCGAAATGGACCAGCACTTAGATAAAATTGATAAGTTAACAGATGGGGAGTTAATCGGTTGTGATACTGGGTTTAGTGAACTTAACAAACTTACTTCGGGTTGGCAAAATAGCGATTTAATTATATTAGCAGCTCGACCTGGAATGGGCAAAACTTCATTAATGCTTAACTTTGTTAATTCGGTTTTAAATCAAAATAAATCGGTATTAGTCTTTAGTTTAGAAATGTCTAAGCTTCAACTATATGCGAGGATGTGTTCACAAATAACATCGATTCCACTTTACAAATTTTTAAAAGAAAAAATGAATCCTTATGAAAAAGAACTATATAAAAACGAGACCTTTAAGTTATCGAACTCACAATTATTCATCGAAGATAAAAGCGGTATAAGTATAAATTTTATTAAAGTAAAGGCCCGAAAATTAAAGAGAGATAAAGATATTAGCATGATAGTTATTGACTACATTGGACTTATTGACAAAGGCAATAATAACAAAAGTACTAACGATCAAGTAGCGGAAATATCAGGAGCATTAAAAGGATTGGCAAAAGAACTAAACATACCGATTATATTATTAAGCCAGTTAAGTAGGGAAGTTGAGAAGCTAAATGATAAACGACCAATGCTATCACATTTAAGGGATTCAGGAGCTATTGAACAGGATGCTGATATGGTTATGTTTATTTATCGACCTGAGTATTATGGCATAATGGATGATGGAGCTGGTAATTCAACTATTGGTAAAGCAGAATTGATTGTTGCTAAACATCGGAATGGAGCATTAAGCGATATAATTGTTAACTTTAACGGCAACTGTACAAATTTTTATTGATATGAATGTAGTTAGTTTATTTAATGGAATGAATACAGGCCGACAAGCTTTAGAAAATGTAGGTATTAAAGTTGATAAATACTATTCAAGTGAGATTAAACCTTATGCAATAGAATTAACACAACATCATTTTCCTGATACTATTCAAGTAGGGGATGTTACCAAATGGCGAGAATGGGATATTGATTGGCAAAGTATTGATTTAATTTTAAGCGGTTCGCCTTGTCAAGATTTAAGTGCAGCTGGTAAACGTGCAGGAATAAATGCAAGTAAAAGTAGTTTATTTTTTGTTTTTGTTGAGATATTAGAACATGTTAAATTATTTAATCCTAAAGTTTTATTTTTACAAGAAAATGTAGGTAGTGCAAGAAAAAAAGATATTGGTATTATGAGTAGAGCTTTAGGTGTTTATCCGGTTAGAATAAATAGTAGTTTAGTAACTGCTCAACTTCGTGATAGATATTATTGGAGTAACATAAGAACTAAAGAAACTATGTTTGATATTGTTACTGATATACCGCAACCAAAAAATAAAAAAATAATGTTTAAAGATATTATTACAAGCGGTGAAGTAGATAGAAAAAAAAGTAAATGTTTATTATCTGGTTTATATAATTTATTTTGCTATAAAGATGAAACATCAAAAGAAGCTCAGCATTATTTAATTAATAGAGAAAAATTTGGTACTTTATTAATTTATGAAAATGATAAATTGAAATGTAAAACAAACACAATAAAAGGTTATGATATAGTAACTGAAAATGATTGTTTAGATTTAAGTTTTCCAACATCAACAACTCGCAGAGCAAGAGTTACTAAAGGTAAAAGTCCTTGTTTAATGGAATCAACAAATAACCTTTATAGTTATAAAGATGGAATTGTTAGAACAGTTAATCAAATAGAAATGGAACGTTTACAAGGTTTTCCTGATGGATATACTTCAATATTATCTAAAGCTAAAGCTGGTAGTTTACTTGGCGATGGTTGGACACTACCAATAATAGAACATATTTTTAAATTTATAATATGAATAAGAAAATTAAAGTTAAATATTTAAAATTAGGCAGAGAGAATATTTGGGGCCTTGCTCATTGCGGACTTAATCTTATCGAACTTGATATTAGATTGAAAGGTAAAAAGCACCTGGAGATATTAACCCACGAAAGTTTACACATATTACTTCCTGAACTGGAAGAAGAAGATATTGTAAAACTCAGCGTAATATTAACAAAAACTTTATGGTCGGAGGGTTATCGGAAAATAGATAATAACAATGATATGCAATTACAAGATGGAAGTAAGTAACATTATCCACAAAAACAAACTTAATGTAGAAATTAACCAACAAATAAAAATATGAATTACGAAAAATTTAAACAAATTATTGATTTGCAAATAGCTCACAATAAAAGATCAGATGAACTTTATGCTTTAAAAATTGATTTATTAGAAACCTTTGATGAAATTACAAGAGCAAATGATTTGCTTTGGACTGAAGTATTAACAGAAAATGGCGATTATCATTTGTGTTATTATCTATACGAAATGAATGGTATTAATGGCACTCCCGATCTAAACGAAGAATATAAAAATGTAAAAAAGTTGTATGATTATTTAATAGAAAATAAAGGATTCAAATGAATGTAACCGATTTTAACAAAGTAATTGAAAAAAGAATTGATTTGATTAAGTTAATTATGTTATCGAAAGGAAAAGAATATTCAACTGATTCCGATAAGTTCCATAATTTTAAACAGTCAGTAGGTATTAGCTTTCATACATGCCCGGAGAAAATAGCGTGGGAGTTTGCTGTTAAACACTTTCAATCTATTAAAGATACTTTGGATTCAGTTGATAATGGAGCTGTAAATTATACAGATAAATATATTGAAGAAAAAATAGGTGATGCTATTAATTATCTTATTCTTATTGAGGGAATGTTAAAAGAACGTTTACTTGACTAAAGCAAACACTAAACAAGATACTCCGAAAATAATACTGATGCCTTTTAAACGCTTTTGTTTCTTTACCTCTAGGTTTAACCCTTTTATTTGAATGGTTAATGATTTGTTTTCTTCGTCTTTATACTTGATTATAGTTACTTGATTTCCGATAATAGTTTGTAACTTATCTTCATTCTTTTTATATAAATTAACCTGGTTACCTTTGAAAATTAGTTGTTGCTGGCATAATGAATCTGCTAAGTAATATGCTTCAGCTTTATAATATTGTTTTGCTAAGAATTTAGCTTTATCGGAACTAAAACAAATTAAAGTATCTTTATTATTTATAATTAAACTTTGAGAATATGCTGTCAAATTCAGCAACAAGGTTATTATTATTAAGCGTATCAATTTCATTTACTTTGGTTTTATATTTTATTATTACAGTTTGTTTTTTATTCTCCAATACGTTTAGCTCCTGAGTGTATTTATCAATAATAATTTTATTCTTTTTTATATCGGAATATAAGCTATCATTAACTTTATTCAAATTATCAATTTCTATTCTATATCCTTGTATTATTCCAAGTTCGTTGTAAGGAGAATAAAGAAACCAAACAATTAATAAATGAACACATAATGTTATTATGCACAAAATTACCGATTTATTGTACATGACAATTATTTTCTTGTACTAAATTTATCAATAGTAGTTAATCCTAAACAACCAAAAGCTAATGCTGTTACACATTCAACTAAGGTATCTGAAGGCTTTATGTGTTCAGGTGTAAACTGATTAGCAAAAAGAGTACTGCATAGCATAATAGTACATATAAGACCACATACTCGTTTACTCGAAATCGTTCCTGTTTCATCTGCTAATATTTGTTTTATAAAATTTTTCATTCTTTTTTTCCTCGACTTTTGGTTATCTTACTTTGTAGTTTTTCAATTAACATTTCAATCCTTTGCTCCAATAATTCTATTCTCTTTTTAAGTTCGTTAATCTGATCTTCGTAAATTGTAATTACTTTGTTATTACCTGAAGCTTTTAATTCGTTTCTACTTTTAAAATAATCCCAAACATCCTTACCTTTCAGTACACCTATCAAGGCGACTACTATGCCAATAATAGAAACCTGGTCCATTTTAAAATTCTTTTAAAAGTGTGTAAGTATAGTTTAATTTTTTTGATTCCTTAGCCAAAGTTAAAATCTTTTTAAAGTCTGCAGGATTATTCAGCACTTGACAACCAGCACTCCATTTATCTATTATTGTAGATATTGATTTTTCGTTTGCCCTATGTATATTGATACCAAATAATCCCGTATCTAAAGTTAAATTTTCTTCTGCTTTATCATTTAAGTTTTTATCACGATAAACAGTTACTGGCTTTACTTGACAAAACGCTTCATATTTACCTTGATGCATTCCTATTCTCCAAGTATCAACGTATTGAGCTGGCTTTAATAATGCTGCTCCTTTTGGATTTAATAAGTTTTTTAACCAATGAACACCAGGATTAGTAGTACAACTAAACCACTCTATTTTATCATTATTAATTACTCCGAATAAGTCATCAAACTGATTAGGTAAATCCGCTTTTGAACGTATGCCAACAAAATTAATATCACTAAACCATTTGTAATTGTTTAATAAATATTGTGCTTTTATTTCTTCGATGCTATATTTTTTCATTTCTTACTTTCTAATTGTTCAACTCTGCGTTCTAAACTATCATGCTTAACATCCTGGACCATTACCATAGTTTTAATGTCGTTTAGGTCTTTACTCATCTTCATCAAAGCATTAACCCCTAATGCTCCGATGAAAGATAAGATGGCTATCAACCCCGATACAAGCCATAAAAGAATGTCAAATTGTGTCATATATTTATTAAGTTCCATTGATTATTATTCCACGAATACATTTTGTTATCACTAGGATAAGGTATTGGTGCTTCCCATTTATAGTTTATTAAAATCCAATCTTCGTATGGCTTAGGTGAAATAAAAACATCATTTATACTATCATAAGTAAATCCTATTCCAGCATAAGTATTTCTAAAATTAGAATTATAAGAAGTTTGTTTTATCAAATCGTAATCATAAATACTTTTAATATTTAATGAATCTATAAAATCAATTCCTAATTGTTCAACCTCAATTCCATTGTTAGTAATAATTTCGTTATCAATAACTATTACAGCTATTACAATACTATCTTTTATTAATGCAAAGTTTGCCATTATTTGTATTTATATTTTATTATTACTATTCCCGAACCACCACTTCCTGCTAATGCTGTTCCATTTCTTTCAGCTCCTCCACCGCCACCGCCTGTGTTTGCTGTTGCTGAAACACCTGGGCCACCTAAACCACCTGCACCACCACCACCAATACCACCAACTCCTGCTATTCCAGCTGTTTGGTATACACAACCACCACCACCACCAGCGTAATAATTTCCAGTTATTGATGATAAAGTTCCTGCACCACCATTTCCACCCACTAAACTTGTTCCATTTCCACCAACTGCAGCTGCTCCGCCACCGCCACCACAACCATAATTAGGTGATGCTGTTGCATTACCAGCTCCATTACCTCCAGCAAAACCTTGTCCTGATGTTCCTGCTGCACCTGTTGTTGTAAAACCTGCTGATGCTTGAGCTGTACCTCCGCCTCCACTACCACCACTTACAGCATTTGCAGAATAAGCACCTCCACCGCCACCCCCATTAGAAGTTATTGCATTAAAAGATGAATTTGTACCACTACTTCCTGCTACTGTGTAAACACTACTACCAGCTCCACCACTACCTACAACAACTGCATAAGATTGAACAGCTATTGACAATCCAGTATTTGTTTTTAATCCTCCTGCTCCTCCTCCTGCTCCTAATATACCACCACCACCTGCTGCACCACCAGCAACAACTAAATATTCAACTACATTGTTTGGGGCAGCTCCTAATGTAGAAACTACAAAATTTGAACTTGAATTAAAAGTATGAATCTTATAATCTCCGACTGTTGTTATAGTTCCGCCCGTTGCAACTGTATATACTACAGGTGGCACTTTATTCATTAAAGGTATTAAGTTGTAATACATTATGCTTGTGTGTTAATTCCTAAAACATCAAATTTAGTATCTGTATCATTCCAAACCAAACCAATATAAATAGTTTTACTAATTGTTGTTGTAGTTGGTAATGTTACTCCGATAGCTCGATAGTTAGTTCCAAAGGCTATTGTTTGTGCTGTGCCATTATCTTTAATTCTTATTATCATTGCTTGACCTTCCGACATTGTGCCTGTTGGGTTTGCTATTGTTAAGCCTGTAGCCTGAGCTGTTATCTTAACTAAATCATTTGCTGAGGTTGGTGTTACCGTTGCTGAACTTGTTACACTTTGAACTCTCGGAGCATAATCTGCTTTAGCATTCCATGTTGAAGCACTTGTAATTCTTGAATCTGCTAAAGTTCCACTCCAACCTAAAGTTAAAGAAGTAGATTGTAATAATGCAGTTGAAGGAGTTCCACCTAAAGTTAAAGTTACATTTGTATCATCAACTTTTGTTAATGCTGCAGCAGTTACCGAAATTGCACCGCTTGTATTATTATAACTTATCGGACTTGTACCACTTAAAGAACCTAAAGTAATATAATTAGAACCATTAGTTATTTGAGTATTATTAGTTGGAATAGTTATAGCTCCTGTTGTATTATTATATGCACCCGAACCAGCAACAAAACTTAAACTAGTTAAAGTAATATAATTAGATCCATTTACTATTTGATTATTATTTAATTGTTGATGTTGCCATTTAGCTGGAGAACCGCCATAAACCCAAACATCATTTGCTGAAGGGGTTCCTGATTGCATATCAATTCCATGGATTCCGTCAACTGTTGGATTCGGATAAGTACCATTTAAATCACCACCAGCAGTTCCTGAAGGAGTGCCACCTGAATATTGTGGAACGTTTAAAGTTGCTCCAACTAATGTTGCGGCTCCACTTGTGCCTGTTGTTGTTAATGTTAAAGTATCTTGTTTTAAATTTAATGCTGTTTGAGTTGCTGTAGATACGGGTTTGTTTGCATCGGAAGTATTATCAACATTGTTTAATCCAACCATTGATTTTGTTATTCCCGAAGTCGTACCTGTAAAAGTTTTATCTCCAGCAATAGTTTGTGGACTTGTTGAAATCACACCCCTAGCTGTTGCACTTGCATCGGGAACATTTAAAGTTATTACAGGAGTTGTAGTGCCTGTTGCTACCGATGAACTTAAATCAGTTCCACTAGTTGTTAAAGTTAATGCAGCTACACTTGTAACCGTTCCACCGCCACCCGTTGAAGCAATAGTAATTATTCCATCCGCTCCAGTTCCTGTAGTTGTTAAAGTTATATTACTTCCCTCAACTAATTTTATACTTCCACCTGTAGCCGATAAAGTTGCTGTATGCGAACTTGAATCTGAAGTATTTGCTAATGTTTGATTACCTGTATTTGTACCGCTTGTATTTGTTATAACTGTTTGTTGAGCATCGGTAACATAATTTTTATTTGTACTTGCTGCTATATCCGCTGTTGTTGCATCTGCTCCAGCAGTTACTAAACCTTTTGAATCATAAGTGATTTTAGTTTTAGTTGCTCCAGTTATAGCTGTATTGCCAGTTACTTTAGTTCCTAATGCTGTATTCAAATCGGTTTGACTTGTTAACGTTCCTGTTATAGCACCCCAAGTAACAGCACCCGCTGCACCTGGTCCGATTAAAGTTCCACCCAAAGTAGTACCGTCTCCGATATAAAACATTTTAGTATCAGTTGTATAAGCGACTTCGCCACTTTCTAATACAACCGTTATTCTATCGGCATTCGTGCCACGTCTAATTCTTATTGCCATTTTATATATTATTAAATAAAGTTACCGCCATCTATTAAAGTATATGAAGTTGCTGCTGCAAAAGTACCGCCATCAATTAATACATTGAAATTAGTACCGCCACCACCACCACTATATATAGGAATATTTAAAACATTACTTACTAAAGTAGATGCTCCACTTGTCCCCGTTGTTGTTAATGTTATTCCGCTTCCAGCTGGCAAAAAAGATAAAGCACTTAATTGAGTTGTCCCATCGCCTAACTTGAATTGACCCGTTGTACTTAAATACGCAGGCTCACCAGCTTTTAAAACCATAGTTGCATTGGCTGAAAACCATGCTGAATTTTTTGGATCGTATCTTAATTCTACTACTGCCATTATGTTAAAGTTTGTATTATTGTAACTGGTGCCGGGTCAGTTAATGTTTGTATTAGTTGTTGTAAAACTTCAATCGTATAATAAGAACCGCAAGGCACTACCGCAATAACATTTCCATCTTGATCTATTATTCTTACATCATCAGGATTAATAACTGAAGGCGAACCTGTTATTGGTAAAGAGCAAGCATCCCATTCAAAGATTGATTTAAACTCTACATCAAAATACCAACCAGCAACCTCATCGTTAAAAGCATCTACAAAATCAGTTAAAGTTGCATTTTCGTTTACATCAATAAGTTCTGAGAAATCAAATTGTTTAAAATAAATTAAAGTATCTAAAGCTATTTGCTTACAATCAGATAAGACCTCAAGTTGATTTCTTAAACCCTTCTTGCTTTTATCACAAATGTAAAATCTTATAACAGTAATATCACTAGTCCCTTCAACTCTGTTAGGTTGCAAAGTACCAAATAACATAGGATATTTAATTGACTGACCGCCATTTAATTGATCCCAAGGGTCACCAAAATACCAACTCTTAATTTGCTTGTGAGCAGTTGAGTACGTTGCTATTGTTGATATTAATTTGTTTAAGGTAAACATCTATTAATTTCTTATTTTTTTTAATGTACTTTTTAATTTCAATCTTTGTTTTTTTTCTTATTGCCATATAGGATTGTCTCGGTTATCTTGAATATTACTATAATCTTTTTTACCCAAAATTCTAGTGCCTAAATAAATATCAACATCGTAAGCATTTCGTTCAGGGAATATATCCGCTCCTGTATTTGTGTTATAAGTTGGGTAAGTAGAGTTATTATAGTTTAAATATTTTATCATTCTATCACCGTACATCTCGCCATTTGTTTTCCAAATATTCATTAAATATTCCATGTCGTTAGTTGGTATCGGTTGCCCGTTATCACTGCTATTAGTCATTATGCCTTTGTTAGCATATCGGAATTTAAACGTTGGTGAGCTTTCATACATAATATAGTGAACCATCATTTTTAAAATGTAGTTATCTATTATTGTTTTGTAAGCTGCTGGAATAGTTGTTGCTGAATTTATATAAGCTAAGATATGAGTTTCAATAGTATTATATAAACTAGTTCCCAAAAGTGGAAGTATGTATTTATCCTGTACCAATTCAATTACTGGTGTTATCTTATCGTACTCCGTGTTATCGTCAATAACCGAATGTCTAATTAAATAATCTTGTCCTATCCAAAGTGTTGCCATGTTATTTCTTTTTACGTTTTATCCTAGTTTCACCAACCCAAATGTGTCGGCACCAAGGAGTTGTTTCAGTTCCATCATTATAAAATCCACCTCTGAAATCCCAGGCCGAAGAACCAAATTCGTTGCTGTAATCCTCAATTTCATTATATGTTAATCTTTTAGCTTTTAATTTGCCATCGACTAATTCAGTTCCTGAAGTTAATTTGTACATTCTTCTGCAAAAATCTCTTGTTGTATCAATTATTTCATCTCCACTTACATCAGGTCTTATATCGTATCTATAAACTGTATAAATTTCAGTCTCATAATCTGCAGTATCTTTATCTAATCCTTTTTCAGTTGGTGTAAATATACCTCCTAAAGTATCAATTAATTTTTTAGCAGCTAACCATTCTAATACAGTTGTAACTTTATCTTTATCTACATTTAATGCCTTAGCAAGTTCTTCAGGCTTAGCAAATGGATTACCTTTTAATTGGTTTAATATTCCATTTCTTAAATCGGTTTCCGATAACTGAAATCTATTAGCTGTGTATAATTTTTGTTTAGATAACTCGAATTTTAAAACTTGTTTTGAATCCTTAAAGTTTACATATTCAATATCTATGATTTCATCTTCATCATCTATTTGTATTGCTCGAGCAGTTGCCCATTCAATAAATCTTTTTTCTTTATCATTTGATTGTTGAACTTTTACAACCTCATTATTCATTTCTTCTTGTGCTATTCCTAAGAACGTTAAAGCATCAGCATCACTTAATCCAAATCCTGTTTTAATCATTATTAATGCCTGGTCCGCTGTATAATCACCTTTCTTTAACTTGTTGGCTATATTAAAAAGATTTTGTCTTTGTCTGCCTGTTAAGTTTTTAAGGTGTTCGTTAACTTGTATTTCTTCTTGAATTACAGTCGCACTCGGAGTGCCAATTTCTGCAGCTTCAATCTTTAACCCGTATTTTTCAATTATATAATTAGTTACGATATTAGGGTCTCTAGCATTTAAAGCATTGATAACATTTTGATTTTCTAATGGAAGTTCCTTGCCTATTGGCTGAACTTGTTCTACTTCAAATGTAATATCTAAACCAGTTTTTAGTTTAAACATTTTATCAATAAACTTATTGAATGCTACTTGTTCAATCTTAGCATATTCGTTAATAAATAATTCGTGAGCTAAATCTAATTCGTTACGATCGCCTAAAGTACCCTCAGTTTTGATTTTAAATAATACTCCTGGCACGTTATGTCCTGTTATTATCTTTTGTTGGTTACGTTTATTTAACGCTTCGTATTGGTCTGCTAATCCTGTTGGAGTTACATTTACAACTTCTGCTCCTTTGCCATCGGGATTAGTAAATGATAATACTACTTTACCAGCATTTTGTGTGCCTTGATGTTTCTCTTGGAATCTTTCTTTAATATCTTCTTTTACTTCAGGTGTTAATTTACCACTAAAAAAAGTAATAATATGACCAGCACTAAATCCATTCTTTACTAAAGAGTGAAAAAAGTTACTAATCTCAATATCGGTATTTATGTCTAATAGAACACTTGAATAATCGGGTGAAGGGTAAAGTCCATCTAATTCATTTAAAGACGGTGTAAAGTCCTTAGAATAGTAAATTGAGGCACCTATAAAGCCTTCCTTGTAAAATGGAAAGTAAGTCTTTTTTAAATGGTAACTTTTAGCAGTCCAATCTTCTGAATACCAAACTCCGCAATTATCCGCACTTAGTCTTATCTTACCCATATCTAAATGGTAAAACTCAATCGGTTGACCTATTAAATTTGTAGTTACTTGACATGCGAAACCTCCATAAATTGCTTTGTCGGAATCACATTTTTTTCTTAATTCATACCATGAATCAAATCTATTTGCCTTCGCTAAAAATTGTTGAACTTGTGGTAAATCTTGACTAGGTACTATTTTCAGTCCGCTAAGATAACGTGCTTTACCTTTTAATATTGCAGCGTGTTCAGGATGATTGTTATAAGAATTTAATAATTCTTTAGGGAAGTTATTGTCTTTGCCCCACTTAACAAATTCTCCAGCAGTATCTATTTTATAAGTCGGAAGTTGGTTAACATCCATCTTAATAGTAATTATGTCATTATATACTTCTAATTTTTTAGCCATTGTAAACCTTGTTAGTTATTGCTCCGCCTTGATATTCTTTAAATGTAATTTTTGTTAAATCATAACAAGTTGCATAACCCACCTCCACTACATTTAATCCAGTTGGATTAGTATTACTATTGCCTACTTGTTCGTAAATCGTATATTCGTAATCGCCTACTGTTAATGATATTTGTGCAGTTGTTGGTGTTGCTGTTTCAACTATTATAAATTCATTATATCGTTCCTTTTGTGTGCTTATATCCGCTGGTAAAAAGTATTGTGATGTATTTGTTTGAACGTTTTTAAACTGAAATAAAAAATAAGGATTTGCTAATAAACATTTCTCCTGTAATGTTAAGATAACTGTATTACTATTATTCTTATTAATTGTTATCATACTTATATAACGTACAAATATATCAATTTGTTATTTAAAAAAAAAGCCCAAGCTTACGGGCCTGAGCTTAACTTTAAAAAGTTATTGATTAAGCTATTAAGTTAGCTATCAAAGTACTTGTTACTTTGTAAATTGGAGCTATCTCCTTACCTTTAAAAGAAAGTTTGTGTCCATTCATGTCAGTAATTGCAGTTCCGCTTTCAGTTGACCAAGTTAATAAATCCATTCCTTGATCCTTACCAAATAACCAATAGTCACCGTTAATATCTTGAACCATCATAGTCAAAACGTTTTGAGCAACTAATTGAATTTCTTGAATAACTGTAGAAGTTAATTTTTTAATAGTGAAATCAATTTGTGGTTCGTATGAAATAGTTCCTGAAGCTGGAGTATAAGTACCAGGACTTGTAAACATTCCCATCTCTTTATCCAAAGAATACACTCGGTACTTCTTGCCTGTTGCTAAAGTATAAGCTGTAACCACTCCAGCAGTTGCTGTAAAAGCATAACCAGTTCCTGAGTTGTTTTCAAATTCAGTTAGATAAACATTTTTTATTCCACCAGCTCCACCTTTACAACCTAGAAAGGTATAACCGCTTGTTAATACACATGGCATAATTTTATAATTTTAATTTGTTTATAATAAGGAGGGTTGCCCCTCCATTAAATTTATCCTACGTAAAGAACATTCATTGCTTGATTCACAACGTGTGCGAAGATTGTCATGATATTCTTAACGAACATATCTTCACGATTGAAAGCAATTTTGTTAACTTCAAATTTATTGATATCGCTCACTAAATCAGTACACCAGTAAATATAATCTGGTCTTGCAGCTATAACAACGTTCTCAGCTAAAGGCACGAATTGAATTTGAATTCCATTGTAGAAATAAGCTTCAGTTGCTTGACCTAAATTAGTTACTGCGAATAAATCACGGTAAGTAGCAGATACGTTATAAATATTAATTAATTGTTTGTGAGAATAAGGAGCATAAATAAATGGCTTAACTGCACCATTAATAACTCTTGCTGGGATAGCTGCGTACACTTTTGCGTATTCAGTTTGGATATTAGTACTAGATATAGTCGTTCCTAAAACCTTAATACGAGTTCCTAAAGCACCACCATTATAAATCATTCTAGTTGCAACACCATCAAGTAATGAAGCTGAACCTGAAGCAACTAATGCTTGTTCAACTGAACTAACTTGATTCTGAGCAGTTCCTGGAGTTAAAGCTGCAACTGCAGTACGTGTAGCACTTGTTGCACCATTCCAAAACTTACTTTGTAAATCTTCAGCAATTAAATTACCATAAGACTTTAATACTACTGAACCAAATTCACTTGATTCAATTTCCCATGCACCTGGCTTCATAGTCGTTTTGAAACGTGATGAACGCAAAGCATTAGGATCAAATTCTTGGTAGTACATTAATTTAGTTGGAGTAATCAAAGTATCAACTAATCCAAAAGTTCCTGATGAAGAAGGAGCACCACTTGCAAATGCTTGAGCTGTTACTGTGTTATCATTTTCAGTAAAGATTGTATCCGCTTTAATATCGGTTGCTAAACTTACTAAGTTCTTATTTACAGTATCATTTGCAAATAAAATTTCTTCGATTATCGGTTGTACTGCTACACCTCTTAAATCTACTATTGTTGCTGAAATTGCCATTTTATATTTTGTTTTAAATTATTATTAATTAATTATTTTGATAGTCTAAATTTTTCTAAAGGACTTAATTCTTCCCAACTTTTAGAAACCTTAGTTTCATTTTGTATTGGAGTGTTTAAAATCTCATTTACTACTTTGTTAAGTAAAACAACTTGTTTTTTTAAACTAGATATTTGACTTTCTAAAGATACTTGCATGTTACTCATTTGAGTTTTCATATCGGGCATCTTTAATTCTGGAGCAACTACTTCAGGTAACTCAGGAGCTTCTTCTGCTTTACTAGCAATCTCAGCTACTATTCCACTTGCAATAGTTACGATGTTGCCATCTTCCATTGTGTATTCGCCATCCATTACTGGACTAGGTGTACCACTTGTAATATCCATTATTGCAGTTCCGATAACTAATTCACCATCGTATGCGAATACTAAACCATCAACTGTTTTAGCTTCTTTCATTTTAACTTCAGGAGTTTGCTCAGTACTTGGTTTTTTTTCGTCAGTTGGCATTGTAGATGGTGCAGCAACTGGATTAAGACCTTCTAAGGCCACACGTTCATCAACACTAAGTTTAGTTATGATAAAGTCTTTAATTTTTGAGATAACATTTGTTTCCATATTTATATAACGTTTAAAGTTTTTAAATTGTTTATTATTTTTATTACTTGTTCATCTGACATAGTTACTTTATTGACTTCAGCTGTTTTAAAAAGGCCATCAATCGAAACACCGTTAACTTCACCCGACTTGATTTTTGTCCATACATCATCCGATTCAACCTTGCCCGTAAGAAACCAAGTTCCCTCTGGCAATCCTTCGAAGCCTTTTGCTGTTGCAAATCTTTCATTATTTAATAATACTGATTCAAAAAATGTAACTCCTTCTATTAATTTACTTGAATGCTCAATATCTACAGCACTGCTTAAATTATCTTTAACCCATTTTTGTTCTACTAATTCAATCGTTTCTTTATCGAACATCAAATTAAATTCCTCACCAGCTATATTCCGATAAATTAATTGATTAGGTATAAGTACAGGAGTAAATATAATTCTTTTGTCTTCGTTTTGAATTGCTAATTTGATTTCAGATTGTTTGTTAAACTTAATCCAATTTATTTGAATTGCTGGATCACTTACTAAACTAACTGTCTTTAATCCCATCTCGGAATCTTCGACATCTATTATTGCTTTCTTAATTGGTAATTCCATAATCTAATAACGTTTAAATTTTAAATATTGTTTATCCATAAGTTGATTCCGATACTAATTTGTTTACTCTATTTGTTGTACTTCGGTTTTCAGTTTCAACAACGTATGCTTTAACTGGAGCAAAGTTATTATTTTGATTACCACTAAATGTAGTTGATTGACCTTGACCTGGTCCATATATTGCGGGAGCTTGACTTGTTGTTGATGGAATGCTTACAGCCGATTCAGGACTTGTAGCTGGAGCACTAGCCCCACCCTCAAATTGTGCCGCCCCTATCTTTGCTAAGTTAGCTGCTGTTGTAATTGCTGAAGCTGCTAATAAGATACCAGTTGAAATACCAAAGTCAGCTTTAGGAGTTGTTGCTATAATATTAGATATTGCCATTACTCCATCCATTCCAACCTTTGCTAAGTTAAATGCCTTTTGAACGTTAAATTGTTTACGAGCTAAATCTTCTTCTTCTTTACTACCTTTTTTTACTTTTGCAGATTTAATACTAAAATATATATCTGATAACCCTTGAGCAGCATTTAAACTATTTTTAGCATTTTCAAAACCTTGTTTTATTTCATCTTGTTTTATTTTTTTAGTTTCGGCTGCTATTCTTTTTTCTAAATCTAATTTATCCTTTGCATATTTATTATCTAATGATGTAGTATTTTCTTTTATTAAATTAGCACTCGCAACATTTATTCGATAAACTTCATCAACATGCTCTTGTTCTTTTTGTAGTTTAAGTAAATCGTTATTTTCTATTTGTTCTAATTCTAATTGATAACCACTTTCTAAAATAGATAATAATTTAGATGCTTTGGATTGTTGACTAGCTAAAAATGTAGCATTATCTGCTTTATCTTGTGCTTCTTTTTTTTCTTTTGCTGTTTTTTCTATTGCTTCTTGTTTAACTTTATAATCTTTTTGTATTTGTATTATATTATCTTGTAAAGTTATTTCAGCTTGAACTAATGCTTTATTTTTTGTTGCTTTACTTGCTGTGCTTTTATTTATATCTTCAATTAATTTATCATTTTCAAATTGTGCTTTTGCAATAGCTTGTGTTTGTTCACTTTTTAAAGTTTTTATATATGATTCCTCTTTTGCTTTTTCTATGTCCGATAATAACTTTTTTTCATCTTCAAGTCTTTTTTGTGCTGCTGCTTTAGCATCCTCAATTTGTTTTTTTCTTAACGCTTCAGCTTTATCAAATTCTTCTTTTGTTAGCGTTCCCGCTATTTTGTTATTTGTTTTTAAATTATCAAATAATGCATTTGATTTTTCTAATTCTGTTTGACCTAATTTTTTAGTATCATCAGCAAATTGTTGTGTTTCTTTTGAATGTATATTACCATATTCAACAACTTTTTTAGAATATTCATTCATATCCGCCTGTAAATTAAGGCCAATACTACTTACGTATGCGTATGTTTTTTCATACCAAGGAACTACATCTGCTGCTGCTGCTTCACCTGTTAATACCTTTGCTTGTGCTTCTGCTGACTTTGCAAACAAAACATTTGCAGTTGCCTTAGCTTGCATTGCTTCAATATACAAATCCTTATTTGCTACAAAATTACTTTCTGCTACAGCTAAATCATTTGTAAACCCTAAACTTTCTCCTAATGTTTCGTTATATATTTTTAATGTTTCATCTTTTGATAACGTGCCTTTATTAAATGCATCAAATGCCCCTTCTACATTTTGAACTCCTTCTAAGACTTTTGCTAATTCACCCGATACTTCTTTGGTTGCTTCTGCTAATGCTTTTTCTGCTAAACTTGTTTTGTCAAACATAGCAGCAATAGTTTCAAAATTATCGTATAATAACTTTATACCTTCAATTAATAAAAATATTGGAATAGCACCCATTGCAGCACCAACACCTTTAAATCCTGTTTTTATTTTATCAAAATCAAAAGTTCCAATACCTTCACCTAATAATCTAAATGAAGATGTTAGTTTCTCAACTCCACTACCTTTTAAACTTTTAGTCGAATCATTTAAGTCCTCAACTTTATCTTTTAATCCTGCTAATTTTTGACCAGCTTTTGTTGCTTCAATAGAACCTTCGCCAAACTTAGAAGTCATCGCTATCTGCTCATCTTTGGCTGCCTTAATCGCTGTTTTTAAATCTTTAAAAGAACTGATTGTTTTTTCAGCTCCCTTTACCTCGACTTCTATTCCTATTTTCTCCGTTGCCATAATTATATTATAAAGATGTTAGTTGTGTTTGATTTAATTGTTATTATTGAATATTGCCCTGTTATTATTGTTTGTGGTAAAGCTGCCCCGTTTAATGTTTCCGAAGCCACCCCGTATAACTTTACTGAGTTAGCACTTGCATCAGTTCTAAAGAATGTAAACTCATAATCAACAAATAAAGTCGGGTCAATAGTTATCTTTATATTTCCAGCTGTAGCATTTACCCAAAAGAATGAACAAGTTCCATCAATGGTATAATCCGCTGTTATAATTACTGACTTCTTTACTACTTGACTTGTATTAATTTTTGCTAAATAACTTCCACTTGAATTATCTATTGTAATGGCATCCGATAAGTTAATCCCTCCACTTGTTATTGTGCTTGTACTTGTTAAATTAACGCCTGTAAAATTACTTACTGAAGATTCTATAACTA